GTCGTCAACCACTCGATGTATTTGACGTGGAACATATGATCGCACATTTTCTCAGCATAATTCCACGGACGTTTTGCATCTGCAAGTAATGCATGAATTTTAGCAAGAATTGACTCGCGCGTATTGGCAACCTTTGGACGTCGACCGTGTTTTGCTGAGTAGCGAGGAAAGCCCTTATCATGCATATATTCCCTGACTGCCTGCAGTTCGTCGAGAGTGCATTTAGTGGATGATGTTTTACCGTTGCATAAGCGAGACAACACGCTGCGGTAAGTAACATCATCCCATCCTAAATATGCCTGACCCGCTTTAATAGCCCCGATAAGGCCCCGTTTTGCTGGCGTGGACATAATAATTTCTCCTGTTGGTTGCCATTATCGCAGGCACTTTTCGAAGTGCCTGCTGTAATGACTTACTCTGAGGGTTCCATTTTGCTGACGGATATACCACCAATTTTCCCTTCAACCCTGACAACCAGACGGCCATTGCGCATATGCCAGGCTGTTGAGCGGGTTATTACCGTTTCCCGTTCGGAAATACCAGGTATCAGGTGATACAGAAAGCGGGAGCCGACAGGAAAGCGCTGGTTAAATGCCTTCGCCGTCATGTTTCTGAGCAGACTTTTCATCGTTCTCCTCCATATGTGCATCGGTTGCAATAATACTTAATGGCCATAAGAGAAATGCGAACCAGCAATTCTGGCGGGATAAATTAGCTAATCCCACTAATCGGACAAGTATGCATACCCAACACCAGCCAAGCGTTAAATACATCGCCAGCAATATGATAATGAAAGCTATATCCATCACTGTATTCCCCGAAGTTTCTTGAAAGACTCAATTGCCTTTCTCATATCAGCCTGAGTCCCCTTATTACGAACGTTGCGGTTACTCGCATCGTAATAGTTGAACCGCAGCTTAAGAGGCACCGACAACAACTCAACAACCTGGCTGTTATCACGGAAGAACCAGACACGGCGGTTGCCGTTATCCTGGAACTGGCAACCCGTTACGCTATGCATAACTCACCTCCCATAACTCACCTCCATTGACGGACCGCGCTTGCGATAGGCTGCAATCGACACGCTTTCCCAGTCCTGGTAAAGAAACAACAGACCAAGCTCACAAGCGCGATCAAACTCCCTGGTTGCGCCGGTACTCTTTTCCCATCCGTTCAGGAGGAAAACAGCATCAGCCTGTTCAAGCATGGACAACGTAATTTTCAGATACTGCTCATGCTGCAGGCCGTCAGGAAGAATGGCCGGGTTGAGAACGGTGAAGCCGCGTTCTTCCAGAATGCGAGCCTCAGAGTTGAATTCATCACGGTTAAAGTTGTGATAACCGGTCATCGGCCCCGCTATGAAAACGACAGGTTTACGCGGTAGTTCGCTCATGCTGCCTTCCTCAGCTCTATGTAAGACATTACGAATACAGCGGCAGTGTAGATATCAGATCGAATATCATCGCCAGTCGCCATGAAAACGATGGCCAGCACTAACGCCAGAACATAAAACAGATATTTCACTTTTCCTCTCCTGCATTGCCTTTCACCAATTCCAGCAGTTCGAAATGCTCCGGGCGCATACCGTTAATACTCACCTGCACGCCACAGCACTGACACGGGTTACTAACGAACTCCAGGCCCCGTCGCGAACCCTTCACCGTTCTGATTGTTCCCTCCGTGCCAGCGGGCAATTTAGCCCAGCCATTTGCTGTTTCTCGCTTAAGAGCAACGGTTGCTCCGTGCCACTCATAAAGGCGTTTTGGTTGCTTAATGGCGATTGCACTCCCTCCACCATACGGAATTGGTTTATCCAGCGCGTTTGCCCGGGCGAGCTGGACATCAAGTGCTGTAGCCAGTCGGCTGACCAGCTTTGCGATCTCGATTAAGGGGGTATCAGCACCCATTGCTGCTGCGAGTTCGTGGCCAGCCCGCACCAGTTCTTTGACTGGTGATGTTTCCAGTTGAGGCGAGGTTTTCATTTTGTTACTCCGATCTGTTCGCATTTATTAGCTGAACTGCTTACCGCGTGATGCAGCTGCGCATTGCGGCCAGCCAGATACCCCTCGTTTTCCGCCTTATCCGTTCCCCTGGCTTTGCCGGGTTTGCGCGGTTCCAGCTTTTTCATGCCCTCGCTTAATTTCCGGCTGCGGTAGCACTCCATCAGCGTTGTCTCCGCCTCCGTAACAGCGAAATCACTGACAACGGCATAAGCACCGTTGACCCAGGCAGAGCAGAAGGTATCGGCGCGGGCAACTTTAGTTGCCTGTTTGATGTTTTTGCGCAAGGTGGCAACGTATTCGCGACGAGCCTTCATCAGTTGCTTACCCAGAACTTCGAATGAATATGCTGCGATTTGTGGCCGTTCGTCCGGCCCGTAGAACGTGATGGTCATTCTGGCTGGTGTGTCCCAGCTATCGCGACCATAACTGCTGTAAAACTTCACGCCAAATACCCGCGATACCATCTCAGCAAGAAACGCCATGTATTCAGGCATTTTCTTTGCGTGAGATGGCGCCTTCTGGGTTGATGCTTCATTGATATCCATCAAATCAGCATCAGCCTCAGTCAGCTTGTGGGTTTCCATCAGACGCTGAGCGCGGCGGAGGGCAAGTGCAGCTTCTTCGGCACTGGAGTTATTACGCGCCATCGCGAGCAGTTTTTTAATTCTCTGGATATATTTCTCTTTATTTTCCATAGCCTGCCTCTTAATTATTTGCTGGTTTCAGATGGGTAATATCAACGCCGCCAGAAACGCCTGTAACAGAGACCACAACCGCGCCATGCCCCAAAGCCCATGCATCTGAACGTGTTGTGACGGGCACTCCAGCGCCATCTTTACGGGAGTGGTACACAAAGGCAGAGCCAGTCGAAAATGCTGCATTAAACTGTTCTGCTGTCATCTTCTTAATAAATCCGGACATAGAATCTCCTGAATTTGGCGTAAGCCAGCCCCTGCGGGTTTACGCCATGTTTAAAAGTGATTTAAATTAGGGTTATTATCAGTTCACGGATTTCAGCGATTTAATATTCGCGAAATATGGCTCCTGATTAATTTCAACTACGGTTATATCCTTAAGGTCGCGTGCTGCATCCACCGTTCTTACAACTCTGCCGCCACGTAAAAACTGGCTCGGCTGGTAAATGAAGGTGCTACCTGTGGGGAAACTCGCATTGAATTCTTTAGCTTTCATCTGGCCCCCCAGCCACGATGTGCGGCATGACGACAGAACTCCATACGCGAAGCCGCATAAATGGAGTTCACCTCCATTTTTGCCAGACTGAATGCCTGCTTCCATGAATCCGCTGCCCGCTGAAACTCGCCGTTCTGTTCGGCAATGACAGCGCTGGTCGCATACGACATGAAAGGGCTGCATGGTTTGTCCGATTTATCACGATCAAACAGAATGGCCATCTCACACCCCCACGCCAGCGATATCGAGAGGGATAGCGCGATACTGATCGCTTTCACCAACGCGCTCATAAACACGGATATAAGATCGGCTGCCGACAACCTGAACGGCCTCGCCGATAGCCTCCATCGCCTTGACCCAGCGAACGTCTGTAATATCGAGGCGGCGCAATGCCAGAACCGCGCCGGTGTTAACTTCACCTTCTTTTTCCGTCTGGAATGCACGGGTGATGATGGCGCGAATCTCCGGGCGGGCATTCTCGGTCCAGTCTGCCAGACATTCATCAATCAGCGATTTAGCAGCCTGCAGGCGCTCGTCAAATGCGATACGGTCCTGCATGGCACGCTGCACCTTATAGCGGCCATCATAGCTGTAGAGCGTGACGTTACCTTTTTTGCCGCCCAGGCTGACGCCGTACTGACTGGCGGAAATATCAACAAAGGCTCCAATATCAGAAAATCCGCTAAGCTTGAACTCTGCCAGTGCAGCACTCAGGGCTGTCGCTTTTTCGACGATGCTACGCACCAGATCGTCACGCATCTGGTCGGTATCTTTAATCAGACTGACAGGGGTCAGTACGCCTTTGGCGTCAATCCAGTAACCCTCTGGCGCTGTTTTTTCAGTGAATTGCTTGTTTTCAGTGGACATTTTTACTCTCCTTAAATTGACGCGCTACTTTCTTAACTGCTTCGTTAACCTTTGC